AACAACAAACAGCACACACATGAAAAAATTAAAACTGAAGTTCATTGAATGGATCTTCAATAAAGGCCTGAAGCCGTTTGAACAGGTAGTGATTGCACAAAAGGTACTGGCAAGCAAGGCCAATATCCCGGAAGTGAAGAAGCAGTTTGAAAAAGCCTTCGGCGTTCACAAGTTCAACAGAACGGTTGAGCAGTGGAAAAATCTTGTTAGAGTGTACGGCCTGGAAACAGTTTGCAAGATCGAAAACATGAAGCCTGAAGAAGTGGAAGCAAAAATGATGAAGTTCAGTGACAGGATCAAAAGTGAATTTAAAAAAAGGCCTGAAGTATCAAAATTGAAAGTTGCGCCACCGCCACCTTCAAAAGTAAAAAAATAGCATGTTTAAATTCAGCGATGCACAGCTTGTAAGGCTATTACGCGACATATACAAAGGCAAGATTGATCAACGCAATCTTCCTTCAAACCTTTACTATGCCATTGCTGATTATTTAAAGAAAGCTGTTTATGAAGGTTATGGAACGGATATTAAAAGCCTTGGCAAGAAGATCCGTGAAACAGCAACTGGCTTCGATACTTCGGATATGGAATTGTTGACAGAATTAAGAACCAACATTTACATATTCAGCGCGGCAAAGACTTACCAACAGGTAAGAACAATGAGCAGCGCAATTATAGGCGACAATGGAACCATTGTTCCTTTTAAAGAGTTCCGGGAAAAGGCCAATGAAACCTTTGATCTATACAATAAGACCTGGTTGCGGACTGAATATGATACAGCGATAGGACAGGCCCAAAATGCAAGAAAGTGGAACGATATAGAGAAGCAAGCGGACGTTTTGCCATTGCTGGAATATTCAGCAGTCATTGACGCAAGGACGAGTGATATATGCAGGCCATTAGACGGCATCATTGCGCCGGTGAAAGATCCTATTTGGAATAAGGTTGCACCGCTTAATCACTTCAATTGCCGTTGCCTGTTAAAGCAAAGAAGCGATGGAACACCAACTGAAGCCGGGCAGAAAAATGCAAAGGTTGCTGAAGTGGAAAAGGATATGCAGGATCTATTCAAAATGAATCCCGGACAATCCGGGTATGTGTTCGGCAAGCAACACCCTTATTTTGATGTTGCGCCAAAAGATAAGGCACTTGCACAAAAGAACTTTGGATTGAAAATACCTAAAAAGGATTAATGGCAAGCCGGTTCAAATTCGATAGAGTATTAAACAAGTTTGAAGGACTGAAGCAGAACCTTCCGGTAAAACTTGCAAACCAGGCGCAAAACTTTTTCGTTGACGGCTGGAAGAAACAGGGATGGGAAAGCGACGGCCTGCAGCCATGGAAGCCGCGACGGGATATGACAAGTAAGAGCAGCAGGGGCCGGGCAATACTGGTAAAGTCAGGCGCGTTGCGTCGTGCGGCAGGGCAATCAATACGGCTTCAGTCTTTCGCACTGGTAAAACTTGTTGTTGCGTTGCCATATGCGAAAGTGCATAATGAAGGTTTGAGATCCGGGCGCGGCAAAGGTTTTATAATGCCAAAACGCAAGTTCATGGGAGACAGTAAGACGCTACGCAAGCAACAAAGAATTTTGATTGATACCGAAATAAAGAAGATATGGCAGGCATAAAAGAACCACTGAAGGACGTATTAACACAGCTTGCAGCAATACAAGTTGAAAACCGCGATAACTATACGGTTCCTTTATTTGCGCGTGTCTTCAATAATCAAATGCAGTATGAAGCCGAAGGAAAATACCAGGCATATAGCAAGCCGGCTGCATTTGTTGAAGTTGTAAACAATGCAGTTTACCAGGAAATCGGCAAAGGTTATGCTTCATGTGATCTTGTTTTTCGCGTTCATCTTGTGCATGAATTTTTAAATGAAGAAACAACATTTGAGCAGGACTTGGGAATATTCGACCTGCGGGATAAAGTGATCGTTGCATTAAGCCATTACAGGCCCACAGGTTGCGGCCCGTTGGTAAGGATAGCAGAGGCACAGCAGTACGACCATGACAATGTTTATGTGTATGTGGTAGAGTTCATGGCAAACTTCACCGACAGCAAGGGAAGCCCGTATGATGAACAGGCAGGCAAGTATATTGATACGACAGATCCGGTGACGCTTAACACTGAAGTAACTATTGAAACAAGCCCCGTGAATTTATCTTCAAAACCTTATAGAATACCGCAATAATGGCAAGATCAGTTTCAACAATACAACAACAAATGCTGGATAGTGTGGCAGCAGACACAACACTATCAACATTGCTTACAAGTACAAGCAAGCGCGCAATTTATAGGTTGTGGACGTTCATTGTAGCCGTTGCAATCAATCTGCTTGAACAGCTTATTGATATTTTCACCGCTGAAGTTGAAACAGCAGCAGCAGCAGCGCCACCGGCAACGCCTTCATGGGTGCAGGCACAGGTATTAAAATTTCAATACAGTGCGACGGTTCCACAGATAATACAGCTTATCAATTTTGTTCCTGCTTATCCCGTTGTTGATGAAACCTTGCGAATAATAAGCAGATGCAGCGTAACAACTACAATCAGCAACAACGTTTTGATAAAGGTTGCAACGGGAGAACCGCCGGCGGCCCTTGACAGTGATCAATTAACAGCCTTGCAATCTTACATGGAAGAAATCGGTGTGGCCGGTATAAAATATAATGTCACAAGTACTGAAGCCGATAAAATTTATATCAATGCTATTATTTATTTCAAAGGTCAGTTTTCGGCGGTCATATCAACAACGGTAATTGCTGCAATCAATGCATACCTGGCCGCAATTCCTTTTAACGGACAATTGAAAATAACAGAACTGGAAGAAGCAATTAAAAGCGTTCAGGGAGTGAACGACGTTGTTTTGATTGATGTGAAATTACGCGACGATGCAACAGCATTTGCGGACGGAACGTATATCATTCAATCACAGCTTTTAATTAGCCGGTTATGGAATACAATTGCCGGTTATGTTGTGGAAGAAACCACAAGCGGCCAAACATTCACTGATTCACTTCAATTCATTGCTGAATAAATGAGTAACCCTATTTACGATATAGATTTTAGCAAGACTTCAGTGCAGCTATTGCCGCCGGATAAGCGTTTTAAAAAGCAGGTAGCATGGATCAATGTACTAATGTCGCCGCTTCAGTGGTTGCGCAATTTGTGGTTTGGTGACTATATCAACGGCGCTGTTTATTCAGACTGGAACAATGTATCAACATACAGCAAGTATGACAGAGTGAAGTATAATAAAAGCATTTATGAAAGCCTTGTTGATGATAATACAAACAACAACCCGACAGATGCAAATTACTGGTTCCAGGTGCAGGTAAATTTTATTGGAGTAAGTGAGCGCGTGAATTATAACGGGCAAAAATTAGTTCTTGAATTTGCATTGAACAAATGGTTTGGAACCACATTCAGGCAGCCGCCTTTGGTATCTGATATTTATATTAACAATGCGGACGTAATACCAGGCGTGTTTGTGGTTGGTGGCGTGGAAGCAATCAGCAGCAGTGTTTTTAGAACAGGCAGCAGCGAAGTTGTAATTGACGGTTACACATTTGCGGCACAACCAAACTTCAATATTTATGTTCCGATTGCTGTTTACAATGCACTTGACACAGGAATGATAAACAATGAAAAGATCTTCAGAAATTTTGCTGATAAATATATCCCGGCGGGTTTAATTTATTCAATTATAACATACTAACATGCGCAAATTAAGTACAACAAATGTCACAAATAGTGTTGGATTGCCTGTAAAATCAGGAACCTTGCAACACTTGCAGCTTGCATACCAGGAAATAATCACAGCCCTTGCAAAGTCAATTATTCAGCGCGAAAATGATACAACGAATTGCTATATAATTTTCGGCCTGAAGAACAGCGGCAGCACTGGAAGCATGAATGTAAGCGCCGGCGCAATTTATTTCAATGGTGAAGTTTACCTGGTAGATGCATTCACGCTTACCGTTGCAAATACAGCCGTTGGAAATATCGTTGTGACACAATACACAACCAATGCAGACCCGGTGACATTTACCGACGGGATAAGTCATAACGTTCACGATATCCGTAAAATCGTTTTCACAGATGCAGCAAGCGGAAGCGGCCTTGTTGACTTTGCAAACCTTATCAACGTTCCCTTTGCGTTGGTGAACGATCAACAAGCAACACTTCCGGCAACATACACCGTGAAGTTTGACCGTGATAGATCCGTATTCTTTGCCGCCGCTTCAGTCAATGCAACTATTGATTTTGATTTTACAAATGCTGTTCCCGGTGCAGTGGTGCGGTTGAAGTGGACGTTTGGAGCAAGTAAAACGCTCACAATAAACACACCTGCAGGCAGCACAATCGTTGCGGACAGCGGGAACCTGGCAGCAGTGGCAAGCGCGACAAACCTGCTTTATCTTCTCTATGTTGGTAAGAATGCAGCAGGCAATGATGAAGTAAGCTATACATTAAAACAAGTGTAATGATTAAAAGATATGTTGTTGCATTAGATCCGGGCGGCGCAAGTGGCGTTTCATGTGGCTTCACAGCAGACAGCGGCCAAAGCAGCAGCGCGGCATTTACGCAAGAAACTAAGAACATACACGGTGCAGCCGGTGCAGTTGCAGTGGTTCAGGTTACAGCATTAACCACAACCAATTCAATAGGCCAATTGAAGGTAAACGGATCACAGGCTTTTCTTAATAATACTTTCAATATAACGCTTGACGGTTCCGGCAATGGTTCATTCTTGGCGCGCGTGGAAGGTTCACCTTCGGAAACCGGCACAGTGATTTTTGTGACATTCACTATACAGAGTGTTACAATAGGCCATGTGACAACGGGAGCAGATAAGATAAAAGGTATTAGCAAAGTCTTTTAAATATGTGCAATAGCAAAAATTCAGCAGCCCTTGAAAGGCGTGTGCAGGTTTACCCGCCGCCCAAATATTCCGCGCTCGTTAAGGCAATGAGTAAGGCCGAAAAAATAAGCGAAAGCGAAGTTGTAAGCACTGCAATCAAAGATTTTTTTGATCGAATGCCTGAAGATATAAAGGAACGGTTGCGAACATTGAGCAAACACAGTTATTAAAACTCATTCAAACAAAGTTTTAAAATTGTAACTTACAACAGCCCCGGCATGTCCGGGGCTTTTTAATTTCAATTCGCAATGCAATACGTAAGAAACATTGACAGTGACGAACCCATAATGATGCTGGATAAGCATATAGGGTATGATGAAAAGGATGGAATGGGCATTGACGGCAGTTCTTTCGCTTACGAAATGATGTTACTGGATGGCATGGATAAAAAACGCATCCAGGTTTGGATCAACAGCACCGGCGGCAGTGTGATAGATGGCTATAACATATGCAATGCAATGCTGAAGACAAAAACAAAGGTTGATACTTATTGCTTCGGCATAGCGGCAAGCATGGCAGGCGTTGCGTTTCAGTGTGGCCGCAAGCGTGTAATGGCAGATTACGGCATCTTAATGTATCACAACCCTTACACTTCAGCGCCGGACGGTTCAGATAGCGGTGTGATCAATGCCATGAAAGAAAGCCTGAATAAAATCATTTGCCAAAAGTCGGGCATGGATGAACAATCAGTTGCATTAATGATGGATCGAACAACATTTATCAATGCTGAAGAAGCAATGAACATGGGATTGTGCGACACGGTTGAAAGTACAGCAGATCTTAACAAGCCGCGAATGAAGCCACAAATGGAAGTATCAAACTTTCACAGGCAGGCCGCAAAAGTGTTGAATAAGTTAATTGACAATCAAAATATTTCTTCATTTAAAAACACCAAAATGAAATTGGTATATAACAAACTTGGTTTGAACGAAGATGCAGCAGAAAGCAGCGTTTTAGCGGCCATTGAAGGCATGCAAAATAAAATTTCAGCAGCAGAAGCAAAGAACCAGGCAGACGCGCAAGCAATCAGCAATTTAAAAGCCGAAGTTGAAACAAAGCAGGCTGAATTGACAGCGAAGGAAAAGGAACTGGCAGACGCAAAAAATAAACTTGCTACGCTGGAAACCGAAAAGACCGCCGCTGAAGATGCAAAGTTGCTTGCCGAAGCGCAAAACATGGTAAAAGGTTTTGCAGTGCAGGGCCGTATCAAAAACGATGATGCAACAATTGCTTCATGGGCTGAAAAAGCTAAAAACGATATGACCGGCATCAAAACATTGCTTGAAAGTTTACCACTGAACAAAGCAGCGGTTACAATCCCGGTTGAAACAAAGCTGGAACCTGGCAACCTTCCAACAACAGCAGCGGCATTGACAGCAAAGGTGATTAACAACCTGAAGCAGAAAAGAGGATAATAAAAGCAAACACAATTTTTTAAAAGCAAATCTGAAATACAATGTCACTGATTATTAATGACACCCAATATGCCGGTACGTTTGCAAGCTACTTTTGGCTTCCCGCTACCTATGGCATGGACACAGTGCAGAAAGGTGCTGTTTATGTAAAAGACGGCATCAAAAAGAAGCACACCATTGGCCGCATAGATATGAGCAATCCTTTGCAGCCGCGCGCCGCAACACCTGTAAGCAATGCAGTAAACGGCAAGTTTACCATTGACGGGCGCAGCCTTCAGCCTTTGGATCATATGTTTTACACTGAATTTAACCCGCGCGATTTTGAAGACCACTGGTTAGCGGAACAGCTTTCACCAACACTCTTAGCGCGTGAATTGCCGGTGACAGCGGAAAACTACATGATGCAGATTGCTTTGAACAGGACGTTTGAAGTAATTGAAACAGAAATTTGGATGGGTTCAACCACATACACAGCAACGCCGGGAGATCCAGGCAACGGGCAAATATGCTTCATGGATGGCTTTATGAAGAAGTTTTTGAACGATTCAGCAGTCGTACAGATTGCAAGCCCTGTAACCCTTACTTCATCAAACATTTTGGATAAAATGACCTTGTTGCTTAATTCAGTGGCCCAAAACAAAAAGGCATTGATCAGCAAGGCAAGCCAATACAGCCGAATGAAATACTTTGTAAGTATAAATACGGCGGTGCTTTACCAGGATGCATTGGTAGTGGGTACAACCTTCAAAGGTTTGAATACAATGGATCAGGGAATTAAGCCATGGAAAGGCTATGAAGTTGTGCCGCTGGCAGGCTTCCCGGATAATACAATCCTGTTCTGCGAAGGTTTGCCGGACGTAACAAGTAACCTTTATGTAGGTATGAACAGTACGGAAGATAACAACCTGCAGTTGATGCGCCTGCAAAACAATTCAGAGTTATTCTTCCTGAAAGGATTAATGAAGTATGATGTGCAGTATGGATTCAGCGATCAGGTATTCCTTTATACCACATATTCAGCAAGCGACTTCAACGTATAAAAAACACTTTATAAATTAAAAGCCCTGCAAGTGTGGGGCTTTATAAAATACCATTGAAATGAAAAAGTTTATTGCATTCACTTTTGCTCTCTTGCTGATTGGATCAGCAGTAATTGCGCAAAGCACTTCGCCCCGTTTTGGAACCGCAAAGAACCAGGATAACACAGGCCGTTCGTTGACCTGGAAATATACCACTATCACAGATGCAGCAGGCGCGGACAGTACAACCATTGCGCCCAATGCATTTGAAACCATTTACCGCGTCGCACTCACAGACAGCGTATTCTTTAAAAGCCCGACGGTAACAAATTGTTATGCCGGTGACAGGATAAGGATTATTGCAAGCGGTGCTTCCGGAACCAAATTGAAGTTTGCCGGAACCAACTTTATCACGGCAGGAACGGCAACCCTTTCGAGTTCAGGCCGGGCAGTTCTTACGTTCATTTTTGACGGTGCAAAAATTGTTGAAGCGTCGCGCGTGGTTCAATAATTCAGATCCTTACAATTCTTTTTATCAAACAATCAAAGCATATGAAACAAGAATTAATTGATTTTCTGAAGTCACCCGAAGGACAAAGCAAACAGGTCGTTTACTTCAATAAGAAAGGTGAATGGTGTTTTTCTAAGGTTCAAAACTTTACTGAAGAAGTAACCCGCGAAGAAATACTTGGCGAAGAAAGCGATGCAGGCGAAGGTGAAGATGCAGACAAAGACAAGGCCGGAAAGCAAGTAAAAGTTACAAAGTCTTTGCTGAAGAAATACCCGCACCTGGCAGACCGCGGCATTCAATTGGGTGACGTAATTGATGAAGCGGCGCTTGAAGTTGCTTAATTATAGATCACATTTTCAATAAAAAAAAATGTCATTAAACAACGTTCGATTCGTGTTAGGTAAAGGCGGCATTGGCCGGCCATTACCAGGCGAAGATTATATTTCCGGTTTACTGTTTTATTCCGGCAGCTTGCCTTCCGGCTTCAGCAGTTCAAACAGGATAAAGCAATTTTTCAGTGTTGGTGACGCAGAAGCCGCCGGTATTCTTGACGATTACAGCGACAGTACAGCGGCAACAGGATCTTACCAGGTTACCAACAAAGGAACCGACGGTGAAACAGTTACTTTAAGCGTTGCTGATATTGACAGCAGCGGGAACGCTCAAACAGTAGAACTTGCAGCATATACAAAAGTTGTTGGAGATTCAACAACGGCCCTTGTTGCCGCCGCAATTACTGCTTTGATCAATGCCGGCACTTTAACGCATGGTTATTCTGCTTCACTTGGATCTTCAACCGTTACAATCACGGCCCCAAAACGTTTAGGTGTTTATCTCAACAGTGGCACACCTTTAACAGCAACTTACAGCGATACGCCAACACTGGCAGGAACATTAACACAGTTCAGCGGTGGCACTGGTTCAAAGCTGGCAGTGATGCATTACCATATCAAAGAATACTTCCGTATTCAGCCGCAAGGCAATTTGTATGTGGGCATTTTCGCGGTTCCTTCGCCTTATACGTTTACTGAAATTACCACAATGCAGAACTATGCAGCCGGTAAGATTAGGCAGATAGGCGTTTACAAAGAATTATCAGCATTTAGCGGCGGTGATCTTACTACTATTCATAACGTATGTGCTGCAAACGTTGCGGCGCACAAAGAAATAATTGCGCTTTATGCCGGTGACATATCCGGTACAAGCGACGTTTCAACATTGGCAAACCTTGCGTTGCTTTCTGCAAATTACTGTTCTGCAGTGATAGGGCAGGACGGCGGCGGCCTTGGCCATTACCTATACCTGGTATATGGTAAGTCAATTACTACACTCGGCGCAACACTCGGCGCAACGGCCCTTGCAAAAGTTTCTGAAAGCATTGCATGGGTTGCAAAGTTCAATATCAGTGATGGCAGCGAATGTGACAGCATTGCATTTGCAAATGGAAAGGCCTTTACCGATTCAAGTGTGACGGATTCACTGCTTACACAGTTGCAGAATTATGCATACATATTCCTTCGCAAGTTTGTAGGTGTTCCCGGTAGTTTCTTCAATGAAAACAGAACAGCTATTGCAGCAAGTTCCGATTATGCATACATATCGGATAACAGGACTATACAGAAAGCAACCCGCGTAATTTATGCTTCGCTTGTGCAGGATCTTAACAGCCCAATTACTTTGAACAGCGACGGTACATTGTCAGATGAAGCCATTGCATACTTCAGCGGTAAGGCTGCAACACCACTTAATCAAATGATTCGTGACGGTGAACTAAGCGGTCAGGCCGTTGCGATTGATGCAACGCAAAACATTTTGCAAACCGGCATCCTTACTATATCTGTAAGCCTTGTGCAGATAGCAACCGGAAGAAATATTGTTGTAAACATTGGCTATAAAGTAGCCGTATAAAATCAATTGTAGTATGCCACAGACACCTTTAATAAACGGGGTTAATTACTCTTGGTCGAACATAAAATTTAACCTGTTCGGCGTTCCCGTTGTTGGTATCACTGAAATAAATTATAACCGCAAGCAAAAGAAGGAAAATAACTACGGCTACGGCGCGGAACCAATTTCACGCGGCTACGGAAACAAGGAATATGAAGGCGACATTACAATATATCTTGACGAATGGAAAAAGATTATTGCTGCTTCGCCGGATCGTGACCCTTTAACTATTCCACCCTTCCAGGTTCAGGTATTGTTCGGCGGTTCATCATTGAATTTTGAGCAAGACACGCTTGAAATGGTAGAGTTTATGGAAGATCCTATGCAGTCAAAGCAGGGAGATACAAAGATACTTGTGAAGATCCCGTTGATTATAGGCCTTATAAGCCACTAAGCACAGCAACCAAACAACACAGCATATAAATGGAAAAGGAATTAAGCGTCGTTGAACAGGCGCAACAAAAGGCAATTGAGTTGTCGCAATTATTGGGTTTTAAAGTTCATGCAATCGTTTTTAAAGACCCGGTAAACAATGAAGATATAGTTGGTTTTTTAAAGGAACCTTCCAGACTTCAAAAGATTGCGGTAATGGATAAAATGACAATTGGCGGCGCTTTCAGTGCATCTTCAGAATTGCTCGACATTATTATATTGAAGGAACACAGCAACCCGCGTATATACAGCGAAAGAAGCGAAGATGATGCAGTGTACATAGGCGCTTGCAAGGCCGCTTCAGAACTTATAAAAGTGCTTGTGGAGCAGTCAAAAAAAAAGAACTGATAAACAAGTATGACTTGGAGAACGCAAGCGATGAAAGCAGGATGGCTGCAATTATCGCTTGCGTTTTGCATATAGACCCGGACAAATTAAGCGATGAAGAATTTTATAAAGCATGGGGCCGGGTAAAGTTTTTTACTTCATTGGCCTATCAAATTAAATGGTAATGAACGGCGAAAATGTTGAATATTCCATATCGTTAAAAGACTACTTCACCGGCAAGCTAAAAGATGCTGAAGCAGGCGCGACGCAATTTGAAGGCATGCTCGAAAGCGCAACTTCAGCAGCAAACGGACTTGCGGCAGCGGTAGGAATAGCATTTGGGGCCGCCGCAGTTGTAGCGTTTGGTAGCAACATGATTCAGGCAGGCAGTGAAGTTGAAAATGCATTAACCGGGTTAACAACACTCTTAAAAGATAACGCCGAAGCACAAACGGTTATCAATAACACCATGCAGGATGCAAAAACAACACCTTTTGCATTTGAAGGATTACTGGCAGCAAATAAAGCATTGATCAGCGCCGGTGACAGTGCGACGCAGGCAAGAACAGACGTTTTGAACCTTGCAAATGCTATTGCAGCAACCGGCGGCAGCGACGATGAACTGCAAAGAATGGTTGTGAACCTGCAACAGATCAAAAACACAGGCCGCGCAACAGCCCTGGACATAAAGCAATTTGCATATGCAGGCGTGAATATTTACAAAGTACTTGCGGACGCAACAGGTCTTCCGATTGAAAAAACAAAGGATATGACCGTCACCTATGACATGCTAACAATGGCACTGGAAAAGGCTGCAGGTGAAGGCGGGATCTATGCAAACGGTTTGGCAAACATGGCCGGCAATACAAGTGTTCAAATTTCAAACCTTGGCGACAGTGCATTCCAATTATCAGTAAAGATCTTCAACGACCTGAAGCCGGCAATAACAGCAGTGATAAGCGGCATGCAGTCATTCATTGGGTTCCTTACCGATGGCTGGAACTGGATCGTAAAAAACAAAGACATTATTGAAGCCCTTGCAGGCGGCTTGCTTGCCGGTGCAACAGCTTGGGGCGTTTATACGCTTGCCATGAATGCTTCAACGATTGCAACAGTGATTGAAACAGCAGCAATGACAGCATTAGGAACAGCCGTTGAATGGGTAAATGCAATGTTCCTTGCTTCGCCTATCGGTTGGATCGTTGCAGGCATTGCAGCGATTACAGCAGGTGTAATATATGCTTATAACCACTTCGCAAAGTTCCGCGGGATTGTGTGGGCCACATGGAACGTAATAAAAGAAGGCGCAAGTATTATCAAAGATATTTTGATGGGAGTTGGTGAAACGATCAAAGGCGTTTTAACCTTCGATCCAAAGCTGATTGCCGAAGGCGCGGCGAATGTTGTTAATACAGTGCGCGACACAGCAACAAGAATAACAAGTGCAGCGAAGGAAGGCTATGAAGCAGGCCTTGCAGACTTCGCAAAATCAGCAACAACAAATGCGCCCGTTGCCACAGGCGCGGCAGCAGCAAAGAAACCAGGTGCAAACATGGGCGGTGACATTAGCCCGGTAACAAAGAACGCCACAGGAACGAAAGCAATCACGATCAATGTTAAGATTGATAATCTTATTCGTGACTTCAGCATAAAGACAACAAACATAGTTGAAGGAACGGCGAAGGTTCGGGAAATGGTGACACAGGCCATGGTATCAGCAATCAACGATTCACAATTAATTTCTGAATAATGCCACTAACAGACAACATAAAAGGGAGTGACATAAAAAGTTCACAAGGCATAGTGATAAAAAGCGTTCCGCTTGCAACACTTACCAGGGCTTTTAATATTCAGAACATAACGGTTAAGAGTGCGACAAAGAACCCGTATGAAGGCAAAGTTGATCAAACGACTGTAAAAGACACGCCAATTGCAACTTCGGCCCTTGGAACGCCTGTTTACAGCAATATCACGTTTGATTCAGTGCAATACACCAACATGCAGACAAAGCAGGTATTCAGAACAAAGCAGCTTGTTTATGAAACGGTATTGATCACAGTCAACCAGGCGAAGACAATTGTAAAAACAAACATTGCCGGCGGGGATGGAACAGTAAAGGAATATATCAGCTTAGATGATTACCAGGTGCAGGTAAACGGCATCATTACAGGCGGCAATGGTCATTACCCGGTTGAAGAAGTGCTGGCATTAAAACAAATGTTAGACGCTCCCGTAAATATCCCGGTTATATGCGAATACTTAAACCGATTAGGCATACAGGAATTGATTGTGACAGATTACAGTCTCCCGCAAGTTCCCGGCGGTTACAGTCAACAAAATTTTACTATCAATCTGCTTAGTGATATACCTATCATTCTACAATTAAAATAAATGTCATTCCGGGTATTAAATAAAATAACGTTCACACAGCAACCGACAACGGATTTTCCGAAGCGCGTTGATACCCTTATTTACAATATCGTTCACCAATTCAAAGCAGAAACAACCTGGAAGAACTTAACGGACACCGGCGAAATTATACTTCCAAAGAATATTTATATACGCAATAAAAGCGGTCAAATATTTTCTCTTGGCGGCACAAACAGGAACATTGGCGGCTTCGACAGCAATACACCTTACTTTCTTCGCGGTGACAAAGTTTTGATTGAATGGGGATATGTGTACTATGATGAAAAAGGCAATGAAGTAAGCCCGACGGTGACAATATTTGAAGGCTATATTTCACAGGTCACAACAAAGAAGCCCTTTGTGTTGAAGATAGAGAACAATATGTGGAAGCTGAAGACCGTACAGGCACAAGGCGGCAACAATAATTTCTTCCCGGCTAAGACCTACACGCTGGAAAAGATGCTGAAGGAAATGTTGACTAATGCAGGTCTTCCATTTACCGTGAATATGACAACGCAAACAAGTGTTGGTGACTTCAGATTGCAGCAGGAAACAATTGCTGAAGTGTTAAGCCGGTTGCGTAAAGACTTTCATCTTGAATGCTACTTCCGCGGCAATGAATTGCGCGTTGGATCTTTCCCGTATCTGCCTGAAGATGCGACTTCACCGATACCAAAATTTGTATTTCAATATAACATTATCAGTGATGAACTGGATTATAAAAGAAAGGATGATTTAATCCTTTCAGCCGTTGCAACCAATACCATTGAAGAAACAACGGGCCAAACAACACGCGACGGACAGGCGAAGACAAAAAAGAAGCGGTTGGAAGTGTTGGTTACACTGGAAAACGGCAGCGATACAGCCAAAAAGTTTGTTCCTGAACCCGGCAAACATATCCCGCCAAACACCGGCGGCGAAAGATTGACTTTTCATTTTTTATCTGCAACCACTATTGATGAACTGGCAAGCCTGGCAGCAGAGCAGTTGCGGAAGTATTACTATACCGGCATGCGTGGCAAGTTCACAACGTTTGGTTTGCCTTTCGTGAAGCATGGTGACTATGTTGATCTTGTAGATCCACTGCTACCGGAACGGAACGGACGCTATGTTGTGAAAGGCGTAGAGTATGAAGGCGGCATTAATGGCCTTCGGCAAACAATTGAACTGGATTATTTAATCGGCCGCTTAGATGCAGCCGGAAAATTTATCGGCAAATGAGCAGGGCAATAATTGATGCGATCCGAAAGATAAGCGGAACCAATTTAAACAATACGCTTTACATGGTTCCTGCATCCGTGTTGAGTGTGGATGAAGCGTCGCGCACTTGTACGGTGCAAACCATAGGCGGTGAACAGTCAATAAATATTGAAGGTGTGCAGTTGATGGCTTCCGTTGATGATGGCTTTTTATTGATACCTGCATTAAGCAGCGATGTAATTGTAAGTTATTCGACCTACTATAAACCTTTTATATGCCAATTTAGTAAGCTGGATAAAGTTGTCATTGTAGTTGGTGAAAACAACGTTGCAATTGAGATTGATAATGATAAGATCCTTGCAGAACTGAACGACACAAAATTTTTGCTTCAGGATGGCTTAACACAATTCAACGATGGAAGTTTTGGCGGCTTGGTGAAGGTTATACAGTTGACGCAAAAGCTGAACAACCTTGAAAATTTAGTGAATGATTTTATAAGCAAGTACAACAGCCACACACATATATTGACGCTTACAACCGGAACCGGAACAGCAGCGCCTACAACCACAACAGAACCGGCAACTTTAACTCCAACACAGCAAGCGGATATTGAAAACACAAAAGTGAAACATGGCTAATCAGGATATTGGTTTGATAGGCAACGACCTGAATATTGTTGACGGTGATTTAACAATCATGGAAAGCGATATGCAGCATGTGGCCGACACGCTGAATGCTTTTCCTGGTTGGTGGAAAGAGAACCCGGCAGACGGTGTGGGGATCTTCCAATATTTAAACAGCGTAGGGCAGGAACAGGCCATAAAAAGGGCAATCAATATCAACCTGCAGAGCGACGGATATAATGCAAGCAATCCGATTGTTTACACGAATAGCGACGGGCAATTAGTGGTTAATCCAAACGCAACGGCAACGAATGACAATTTATAAAGCGATATCCGGGCAAAGCATTATTGATGTATGCCTTAACACATACGGCAGCATTGACTATCTGTATAAGTTGATGCAGGACAATAATGTTGCTTCGGTCAATACCAACGTTTACGGCGGCCAAAAGTTTACCTGGGATGATAGCCTTGTGATTGATCAGGGATTGAACACAGCATTTAAAAGCACTAATACCCGGTATTGTACGGATATAAGCAACAACGGAAGCGTGTTTTATGTGATTGAAGGCAATGGTAATGGAACAGGCAACGGCAATGGAGATCCTTACAATCCCGGACAAAAAAAGTATCAAATGGTATTCTCAACATTTTACGAAGCAGCAAGCGACGGCGAAACGGTTATAACCGTTCGGGATGCAAGCGCGAATTTGATAAGCGGCTATGACATTGTGCAGATCGAAAAGAATATCAAACCGCTGAAGCCTTCAGAATTTAGTTGGAACAAAAACGCAAGTGTATTAACGCTTATAGATAACAGCCTTGGCATAGGTGAACAGCTTTTTATTTTATTCAGCAAAATAATCATTGAATGAGAAAAATATTTTTTGCAGCACTGGTAATAATTTCATTTGCATCTTCAGCGCAAACCTGGACTGGTATATCTGGAAAATATCGCTATACAATTAATCTTGGCATCCCTGTTAAAATACCCGGCGCACTTACAGCAGCAGACAGCGCGCAAATAATAATAAACCCGGTTGACAGTTCATTGTATTTTGTCTATAAAGGATCTTGGAGAAAAGCCGGCGTTGGTGGAACCGATACAATACGATTAATAACAACGGACAGCATTATTGTTTTACGGAAAATAAGGTTGCCATTTACAGACACCACACACGCGGTAAAGTCAAAAGGCGCTGTGATTTATGACACTATTTTGAACCATTTTTATGGGTACACAAATGCGGCTTGGGGCTGTTTTGATTGTAGTGGTGGCGGTTCCGGCGGGGTAGATACGGCCTTTTACAGCAATGATACCCTTTATATTCAAACGCCATCAAAAACATTTGCCATCCTAAAAGAAGAATGTCCTATTTCATTCGCGGAAGTAGAAGGCGACCCGGAAGAAAATACATCATTAGCCAATGCTTTTGCGTTGAAAGAAAATGTTATTGCACCCGGTAATTCATATTACGATACAGCGCGAAAATATTTCGATGGGTATAAGACATGGCAGTATTTTGATACCAGTGTACTAAAGGCACTTGGTATTACTTATGAGATATTTGGCGGTCAGCCCTATTATTATTGGAACAGGCGTTCAAACTTTATAATCAACCGAAACAACATCGGGAATATTGACAGCCTCGACTTGTTGGGCGGGTTGTACAGATACAACAGCGGCACAACAGGGGCAAAGCCGGGCACATCAGGCGGCGGCACAATTTGGGCATACGGTCAAAATGATCGCAACCACATTAACAGCACTGACAGGGCGTCCCAGCTTGTGATAGATAACAACGGGCAGTTGTGGACGCGAACATCAAACAGCGGCACATGGGGCGCATGGGTTACTCCGCTATATAGCGGTGATCTTGGCAGCTACCTACCAACAACGGGCGGCACATTGACCGGCTATTTAACTATTCAGAATAAACCATATTCTCCTACAACACCCGCTACAGGATATAACACATTACATTTTGATGTGGGGGGAAATCTTCGTGTATGGAACGCTAACGGCAACTATTACAGGTTCGATACGGCAGGCATGGGCAGTGCTAATATTAATTTGCCGGTAAAACAGCTTAATATACTTGCCAATGCGACAGGAACACCTGGAGCAACAACCTTTTTGCGAGGAGATGGGACATGGATCACACCCTCAGAGGGAAGTTACCTCCCTCTGACAGGCGGTACAATTAATGGGTATCTGACATTTCAGAATAAGCCGTCCTCCCCTTCCACTCCATCTGTCGGGTTCAATACTTTTCATTTTGATGCAGCCGGGGCACTTAGGGTTTGGACAGCAACCGGTAATTATTACCGATTCGATACGACTGGAATGGGGGAAGGCAATATTAACATGAAAGTTAAGCTATTGCAATTACTTGGCGATGCAACAGGTACGCCAAGTGCATCAACTTATTTACGTGGAGACGGCGCATGGATTACGCCATCAGTAGGCGGTTCAGGCACTGTAACGAGTGGAGCGGCGAATAGAGTAGCTTATTACCCAGCTATCGGCACTACTGTTGATAATCTCCCAGCAATAACAGCTAACAGGGCGTTAATTAGCGATGCAAATGGGTTGCCGACACATAGCAGTGTAACAAACACAGAGCTTGCTTATGTAAGCGGTGTTACAAGCGCAATTCAGACGCAGATAAATGGCAAGCAGGCAAGTGGCAGCTATTTGGTAACAACAAATAATTTAAGCGATGTCTCAAACGCTGGAACGGCAAGAACAAACTTAGGCGGCACGACTGCTGGGCAAAATATATTCACGCTTTCAAATCCGTCTGCAATAAGGTACATAAAGATTAATGCTGACAACACAGTAACGGCGCGTACTGCTGCTGAAATGTTAAGTGATATTGGCGCACAAGCATCCGGCTCTTACCAAACAAGCGATGCAGACCTTACGGCCATTGCCGGGATATCTCCTTCAAACGATGATATTATTCAGAGAAAATCAGGGGCATGGACTAATAGAACGATGGCGCAGTTAAAAACTGATCTTGCATTGGTAAAGGGGGATGTTAGTTTAGGTAATGTTGATAACACAAGTGATGCAACTAAGATGACAGCTTCCGCTACAATGCAAAATAAGAACCTTGACAATACCAATACAGCCGTACTAAAGGATAATTCATTTGCATTGCAGGACGATGGAGACGTAACTAAGCAGCTTGTATTCCAGCTATCAGGGATTACGACTGGAACAAACAGATCGTTAACAGTTCCTAATGCAAGCACTACTATTGTTGGCACAGACGTAACACAGACACTAACTAACAAAACCATAGCAGCCGGGAGTAATACAATAAGCGGCATTACAAATAGCCATTTATCAGGAAGCGCGGGTATCACAAACGCAAACCTTGCAAACAGCACTATAAGCGGGGTATCATTAGGAAGCAACTTGAACGACTTAACTATAAGCACAGGGCTGCAATTGAATAGCGGTTCAACTTATAACGGGAGTGCTGCAAGAACGCTAACGATAGATAACACAGTAGCTACTTTAACGGGCAGTCAAACCTTAACAAACAAAACTATTGCCGCTGGGAGTAATACAATATCAGGGCTTACTAACAGCAATCTTTCAGGTTCAGCGGGAATAACAAATGCTAACCTTTCTAATAGCACTATCAGTGGCATTGCATTAGGGAGCAGCCTTACAGATTTAACTGCCGGTTCCGGCATAGCGTATAGTTCTGGAACAACTTATAACGGAGGAACTGCAAGAACAATAACAGTTTCAGGACTAACCAATAGCCATTTATCAGGAACAGCCGGAATAACAGCGGCAAATCTATCCTATACATCGCAAAGCATACTGGCAAACAATACAGGTTCAACGGCTGCACCATCTGCAATAATTTATAAAAATGTTACAGGTGCAACATATAGCGGTACGGCTGATTGGGACGGAACAGACCCGACAGGCGCAACGGTCACATACGACTGGCAACAGATAGGCGATAAGGTAATGTTACTCATACGCGGTAGCTACAGCAGCGCAGGGGCATCTAATACAACATTAACATTAACACTTCCATCTGATTGCCCTAATCCGGTTGACCCTTCGGGGCGCGGTGCATCAAGCACAAGATTATACGCGGGTTCAGGCGGCTTTGCGACATCTCTTACCGGCGCGCTTGCAACAAATTGCCGCGTATGGATGGGTGTTAATTCCGGCGATACTGGATGGCAGGTTGTAGTGATCGGCAACTCTTCAGCGGCAAATTCATTCGAGGCAGCAGTTCCTTATACAGCGGCTCCATAATTTTTAAACAATATATTATGAAAAAAACGTGTTTGATTTTATTTTGTTTGGGTTTATTATTTTCATCACAAGCGCAAAAAGGCGTTTGGGGATGGACGGGCACAGTAACGTCCGCAAAGATAGCTAACTGGAAGGCAAGCGGGTACACAGGCGTGAGGATTATTGCCCCGTGGTATAGCATTCAGCCCACACAAAGCAATCTAAGTTTTTCGTCTTTAAAAACAACGATTGCCCTTTGCGCCGACAGTGCATTGCAAATGGAGATACAGGTTTGGGTTGGGCCGGATGCTCCGATCTTTACCGGGTATAATTGGCTTGCAACATTGGGCGTCGAAACGTTTATGACCACAGGCGGCACAGATAACGGGCCGTGGCCGAATTATTACAACACACTTTACAAAAACGCATTCAACACTCTGCATAAAGCCTTAGCAGATACTTTGTTTAATCTTCCATCGGCACATAAGCAGTACGTAAAATCGGTGTTTATCTCAAACGGTTCAACAGGGGACGAAGGCCCGACAAAGGGTACGCCAACCGGCGAAAGCTACGGGGTAGCGAATGATGCAACCTGGAACGCCTATAAAAAAGTGCAATGGGATAGCTGCTGGAAGTATTACCGGAAAGACACTCCATTTATGAAACTAACATTTCAGGGTAATGACGATGCGACGAACCTCAACCAACAGTTAACAGACTACCCTGGTTCAAACCAAAAACACGGTGGCGGCGGTCACGACTACCCATTAGACGGTGACATCTATAGAAGAAACTGGCCGATAACTTATTACCAGAACGACACAACCGTTTACATTTCAGAGGTTGACGGGCACGTTAAATTCTCAACAAAAGAGCAGGATCACTTTCAAATGATACGCGCAGCATTAGACGTGCACATGCAACGTCTCGATTTTATGGTGGAATGGGATGCTATACCGGATAGATTTTTCCTTGCTGAGTTCTTTAAGAAATATTGCAACCAATATTACGTGTCACCAAGCCTTATAAACAAAGGGTTTGTTGCGCTGGCGCAGAAAGTGGATTTCCGTGATACAATAAATTTTCCTACTGCTGCATTTGGTGCAGTATATGACAGCTACCCTACTTATTTAAGTCAATTAAACCTTGTAAATATAAGCAGTGATGCAGAGGTTAGAAAGCAAGTAAGACGTACAAGTGTTGCAAGGAATAGGGCAAACCCGGCAAGGATGACCGCACTTAACGCAGCAGGCTTTCAATACATCCCATCGGGGCCGTATTACTTCAATGATATTGGGTTTGATGTATTGCAAAATTATTCAGTGAATATCACTCAAAAGATGATTGACCAAACGAGCGCGGGAGTATTTCGTATCGGAGATACAACGCAATCGTATGGGCGTAATGCAAGGAAATTCAAAAAGTATAGCAACAAATACGAAATGTATTTTGATGTTAACGACATAATTTTTACAGGCAGTTCAATTGGTGATTCAGTAAAAATTACAGTCACTTATCTTGACACCGGATATGCTTCATGGCAAATAAGGTGCTACAAATGTTTTAAGAAAACATTTCAGAACACCAATACACAATTATTCAAACAGGCAGTTATAACAATACCCAGGTTTAAGGACGGAAACAAAATGCCTTATTCAAGTGACTTTATCATAAAATTGTTTAAGTCGAATGACGCAGATGCAGTTGTAAACTTCCCGGTAGAAATGGTAGAATTTGAAAACCTTTCTAAATAAAAAACAGTGATGAAATTTCTTTCTGCAATACTTACTCTTTTTGTTTTGGCTTTTTCTTTTAAGGGCGAAGAAAGGCAAACTGCACCCGCGCCGCCTGTTATCACAGATACATTCGGGTGCTGGGGTTATGGAAATGTAGATGTGCCCGGATTGCTTGAATTATACACAGGATATGACGTGAAGGGGATTCATATAACATTTCAGGCAGGGCAGATCAGGCCGACGTTAGCTGGGGCTTTTAATTGGGCAATTCTTGACACACTTATTGAAAGGGCTGTTGATAGCGGATATTGGATAGGGCTACAAGGGCAATTCGGCCCAGATGTTACGCCGCAACTTTTAGACGGCGCTCACGGCGTTGATACATTTTACACAACAAGAGGGTTTGGGGCAGAAGGTCCGTACCCCGATTATTACGACCCGCAGTATAAGCAGTACTATTTTGCTACGCTTGACAGCATCATCAATCATATTGCTGCTTATACATCAGCCGTAAGAAATAAAATTCTTTATTACCATGTGAGTGAAGGAAGCACAGGCGACACAGGGCCTTATAAGGGAGAGCCTTATAATGTAGCCGACACTATCGGGCCGATCCGTTGGACGAGAGATTTTAGATACCCTGCCTGGGATAGCATAGCCCGATTTATTGCTGAGTCTGCACACCCTACTTTGCGAATGCTTTTAAATACCGGGAATGATGGGCTTGATCTTATGCCAGCAACAGAAAGGTTTCCGCTCTGCTGGGTAAAAGAAGGGACGTTAAGCCATGACGTAGAGTTCGAAGGCGAACAAAATTACTACGACAGGATAACACCGCCTAGCCGTGGCGAAGTACAGGGGTATATTATTGGCGGCGGCGCAAGTGCAAGCACTCATAAAGTACGTGAAGGCTTTTGCCTCATAGCAAGTGCATTGGATGGCGATTTAAAAATGATGGATTTACCGCAGGGGTGGATGAACAATGTTAAACAAGCCGGGGAAACTAAAACGGATCAAAGGCTTATCGAGTTCTTTAATAAGTATTCGAACAACACAGAGAAATGCGGGTTCTTAGTGCCAGCAGATAGGCCGTCATTCGATGACACGCTAAGATTTCCTACTGCAACATTTGGGACAATTGCAAAAGCGGGAGACAGCACAGATAAATTAGCTGTTCGCCTGTATCACTTGAAAGATAGCAGCTATTCGGATGAATTTAGAGAGTTCAGGCGAATAAGAGTTACAAGTAAGTACCTGCAAGACGCAAGGGTTCAAGCTATACGGGCACTGTTTCCGCAATTGGGTTTTGTAAAAGATAATGTTATTGATCCCGCAGGCAATGACAATAACACGTATTTAGATGACTTCAATGTAGGCGGCGTAAATTACTATTCACAAAAAATGAGCCTCGTTGACCAATACGCAAACATTACGGGAGTGGCCCGGATCGGTGACGACACTTGTATGTTGGGAAGGTGGGCCGCAATGGGCACTATGTTAGTCGATATAGATAACTCATTACGCAGCTACCATGATAATGATAGTGTGCGAATAAGCATAAGCTACTATGACAGCATACCGGGCACAATTGATATTTCTACTCCCTTTGGGTGCAACGATGTGCCAGCGAAACAAATAACCGTTGGCAGTTCCCGGAAATGGCTCACAAGCACTTTTATTATTCCCCGGTTCAAGTATCGTCAAAACACATGGGATTTAAAAGTAGCAAGCGGGTTTCGATATGTTGGCTTAATTCAGTTTGAAAATCTTTATAAATAAAAACCAATACCTCTATGATTCAACTATTATTAATTATCGCTGCACTTATTGTTGCCTGGATCGCTTACATGAGATTGTTTTATAAACCAAAAATAAAGCTGACCGAAAAGCAATAGCAGGAAGCCTGGGAGTTGGCAGAGTGGCACAAATCATTTCATAAAATCAAACTGTAAAAATTTCTCAAACACAAAAAAACGTTTTCAATGAAACAAGTAATTGCAATTTCGGTTCTTTCGCTGTTAAATGTTCAGCTAGATTTTATTCCTTCAGTCGGGCTGCTTGCCGTTATGGGTATAGCGTTATTTCTCGACTTAGTTACAGGTATCACTAAGGCAATATTTGCAAAGCAGCAGAGGACTAGTGAAGGTTACAGAAAAACAGTTGTAAAGGTTATGCAATATTTTGGCAGTGTTGGCCTCAGCATGATTGTTACCTACGCATCAAAAAACCTTACACCGTTCGCAGAGTGGGGCATCATTGCTGAGTACATGGGTAACGGGTTATTGCTCTTCATAATCTTTATTGAAGTGACGAGCATTTTTGAAAACATGTATGCGATAGATGACAAAACACCGTTCGCAAAATATGTGATTAAGCCTATACTAAATATTATGACTTTCCAAATAAAAAATAATGCCTTATTGAAGAGAGCAGAGCAAGAGACAGGCGGCAAAGAAGAGGCGGGGACGCTGTAAAAAGCGCCCTGCTATATTTTAAAATCAAAAAATAAAATATCTACTATGAAAAAAGTACTTTTTACCCTGCTTTTTGCCGTCCTTTTCTGTTCTTGTGCAGTATTATCAAAAAATAAGCACAGCAAGACCAC